ACAAATCCATCTAGCCAATATGACGAATACGAGGTGCCATTTTGACGAAGTGGATCACGACAAGTTGGCTAGTACGTCATGCCAATTTGGCTAGACGTGTACGACAAGTTGGCACTATGCATCACGACAAGTTGGCTAGACCAATACCAGTAGAATACCAGGAGAATACATCAGAAGAATACTCCAGAAGATTAACAGGAGAATACATCAGAAGATTATAAAAAGATATATTAGCGATTTTCACAAAAAGACCGTGAAAATGCGCTGTTATAATTTTAGATGATTTTTGCTTATTCTTATTTCTTATATGTAGGTTAATTAATTGATGTAGGTATAAAACTACCTAAACGTATTTTAAGCGGCTATATGAGGCTGTGAGAGGTGAATATAGTTATGAAACCTGTGTTTAGTGAGGAAAAAGGATATAGCGACCAATAAAGAAAGTTTACCTAACTATTGCCAGAATTCATATTAAATTATTGCTGTTTATTGAAGAATAGCTTTAAATATCTTATAATATTGAGGTGATTTGATTGTGAGCTACCATGACAAATCTGTTCAAGTTAAAAAGGAAGCGTTCTTGGCCGCATATGCAGAAGTGGGAACTATTACTCATGCTGCAGAGTTGGCCGGAATTAGCCGGACATCTCATTATCAGTGGATGGAAAACCCGGAATACGTAGAAAAGTTCCGCGAAGCTGAAAAACAGGCCTGCGAAGTTTTAGAGAAGGAAATTCGGCGCAGAGCTGTCGAAGGCGTTGACGAACCGGTATTTCACAAGGGTGAGCAATGTGGGACAGTTCGGAAGTATTCAGATACATTGCTGATATTTGCGGCAAAAGGAGCCATGCCGGAAAAGTATAGGGAAAACGCAAAGCTAGAGATTGACCTAAATGCCAATATCACGGGCCAAGTAGACCTGGCAAAGCTGTCAACAGAGGAATTAGCGGCACTAGAAACCATGCTGGCCAAAGCAACAGATACGGAATAACTATATGTAGGTTACACCTTATTTGGTTCCGATAACAGTGATTATGTAAACTAAAAGCATGGAAAAACGTTAATTTTGCTGTGTTTTTTATTTTAGTACGGGAATTATTATGTCTGTCCTTACTGGACGGACTTTTTTACTTTATCTGTAAATACGAGGTGAGATATTGTTACCATGTAAAGATTGCGGAGGGCCGATTATCGGTCGTGGTAGAGGAGCGAATAGATGCTTAGAATGTGCCGAAAAGCGGGAACGCAAACAGGCAAGAGATAGATATATAGCAGATAGTCGCTCGGATGGCGAGAGAAACTTCAAGAAAATACGCTCATTCAAAAACGCGGCGCATTTACAACAAGGAGATACTTGCGTCATGTGTGGCTGGACCGTACCAGGCATGGCTTATGGTGGTTGTGTTGTGCATCATATTATGCCAGTCGCGGATGGTGGCAGTAGCGATGCAAATACTAATGCAGCTGTATTATGTCCGAATTGTCACGTGTTGGAACATAGAGGCATACTCAATGAGCAAATGATTAGATTGTCAGTTGATAGAGCAGTTAGAGATAGGGCTAGGATTAGTATTAATATGATTGACAGGGTTAGGGCTAAAATCGAAGCCTAGTTTACCCTGTACGCTATCACAACCCCAGGGCTGTGACGCTGTATTGTACTGTACGCTCACTGCAGGGCCGTATGCAGGAGTTTTGGCCTGTATGCGTGTGTTTGTGTGTTTTCGCGTTTCGGGGCTGTTACTGGTTAGCTGGAGGCTAGGGGGGGCGGTACATGTCATGGCGGGTACCCGGCCTGTCAGTAAGTACCTAGTATTTCCATGCCTCCCCCAAAAAAAATTATATAAAAAATATAAAAAACTCCGAAACAACTGGTAGAAAATTACATATCTATCCAACTAGGGACGGTGAGCAACATATTAAATGAAAATGTTAACTATAATAACAATACCGTCACTGAACTAAATCCTGATAACCTAAAAAGTTTTATAGATAGTATAATTGATGGTTCTAGTTTTAGAAGGTATAAGGAAGAAAAACGAAAAAGAATAAATAAGTCCTTTGATTTTTACAATTGGTTAAAGGATAGCTGCAATGACGAAATAATTGTTTCGATAGGAGCAGGTATTATCGGAGTTCCAATTCTTCCTCCATCAATGTATGAAAAAATAAAACCCTGGATTGACAGGTACGAGAAGGAAATAAAATAAGTTTCCAACATCACTGTCTAAAAAATTATAAAAATTTTTACAAATATCTCAGAATTACTTCCATAAAATAGGAGTTGATTTAAGATGTGTCAAGACTTATGTAATGAAATTAAAAGTCAACAACGTCAAGAAATAGTGCAGTTATTCAACTGCGGGATACTAGAAAGACACGAAGCAAGGGAAATGTTAGGGATAAATAAAGACACTCGTCCCGCCTGCCCAGACTGCAAACAGGTCATGGTGAAAACTCACATAGAGTTGAATGATAATAGCGGTTGGTTTACTGGTTGGGGATGTGGGTGTAAATATGAGCCAAAAGGTTAAGCGCATATCCCCCGGTTCTATAAACGGACTAATTAACTGGATGGAAGAAAACTTCCATGAAATAAACGAATTCGTTGCCACATTCCACATGAAAGACGGAACCACAATGACGGTATACGATATTTACAGTTATTTCAATGGGTTGGCAATAACTGAGATTAGTAAAGACACGATACAAAAGTTGTCGCATGACGATAAGTTAATTTTAAAGGAGAGATAATATATGTTTGATAAATGCGAAGGACAACCTACTTGCGAGATAAAGGCAGCTCCGTTAATGGCTGTTGTAGATATTTTATTTAACTTAGCGGAACAGGGAAATAAACTTGTCAACGAACTAATCTATACTGTTGAATCTCCTAAACCGTCAACTTGCAACTCTAAGGACGTTACAGAACCAGTAACACTAACTCAGAAACTATATCTGCTATCGGAGTATCTTACTAACAACAATACCATGCTTAACGACATTACCTGCATGTTAAAAAACGAACTTGGAGATCAGAAAATATTATAGCGAAGTGATATTATGGCCCCGAAAATCAAGATAACTCAACAGCTAAAATACGACATAGAAAAAGAAAAATGCCGCAGGTCAAGTCGTTACTTTATTGAAAACTATGTCCACATAGAGGACAGGGATTCAGATGAATTAGCGGTGTTATTCAAACTATGGCCAGACCAGGGCAAGGTTCTAGAACTGTTTGAGAATAAAAAACTCAGTATACTACTAAAGGCCAGGCAGTTAGGCTTTAGTTGGTTATGCCTAAGTTATGCGGTAAGGCGCATGATATTTAAACCAGGTTATTCTGTAGTGGCACTATCCAGAAAAGAAGACCCGGAGGCAAAGGAACTTATTCGCAGGGTAGAATTTATATTACGGTATTTGCCTAATTGGTTTGTTCAAGAAAAAAAGTTTGCCGATAAAAATTTTCGTGGCACAACATGGGAATCAACGACACTAAAGATAACTATAAATTATCCAAACAGTGAACCTTCTACATTCACATCAATGTCCTCTGCCCCTGATAGTGGTCGTTCATTTACGTCTAACTTAGTAATACTTGACGAGTGGGCTTTTCAGGATTGGGCTTCTCAGATTTGGGCTGCTGCTTATCCAACAATAAACCGTCCTACTGGTGGTCAGGTGATAGGTCTAAGTACGGCTAAAAGGGGTTCGTTTTTCCATAAGATGTGGGATAAGGCTACTGAAGGAGAAAACGGCTTTACTCCTATATTTCTTAGTTGGAGATCTGACCCAAGGCGTGATGATGAGTGGTACGAGGAGACTAAAAAAGCTCTACCTGTTGATGGTGACAGCGATGTTAACTACCATACGGAGTACCCAGAAACTCCCGAAGAAGCATTTATGTATGCTGGTAATGCTGTTTTTAATGTTGAAAAATTAACTAACAGGATTAAGTTGCTCAGACACGCGTATAAAGAAAATCCGCCTACTAGGGGCAACATAGAGTCAATACAGGCAATTAACGGCGACCCTATAAAAGGTGCCGCTAAATTTATACACGATGAAAATGGTTGGCTGACCGTATATGAAATGCCTGTACAGGGAAAACGCTATGTTATTGGCGGTGACATATCTGAGGGTGGTATTGACTGGTCAGTAGGTCAGGTAATAGACAATGCTACGGGTAATCAAGTGGCAACATGGAGAGCGCACACGGACACAGACCTATTTGCAAAACAGATGTTCAGTTTAGGACATTTTTATAATGAAGCGCTTATAGCTATTGAAATTAACTTCGATACTCACCCGGTAAAAGAGTTAATCAGATTAGGTTATCATCGGCAATATAAACGAGAAGTAGTAGACAGTATATCCAAGAAAAGGGAACAAAAGTACGGTTGGAGGACAACATCATCAAGTAGACCTTTAGCTATAGGTGAATTAGTTTCCGTGGTTAGAGAAAATATTGATTCGATAAACGACATTATTACCCTCAGTGAAATGCTGTCGTTTATTAGGGGAGATACAGGTCGCCCAGAAGCGCAGCAGGGTAAACATGACGATGCTGTTATCGCATTGGCAATAGCATATATGGCGCGAGGGCAGCAGTTATTTTCGGTTAAAGAGAAGGAACCGGAGTTACCTAAAGGATTGCCAGATGACTTACTAAGTGATTTAATGCAAGACCCGGCAGCGAAGGCGCACTGGTTGAGTATGCGGGCGGCGCAGATAGAATCCCCGCAATAAGGCAGGTGAACTAAAATGGCAATACTGGACAAAGCAAAACAATTCCTGGGCATGGCAATAGACCCTGTAAAACAAATGATATCCGATAAAAAAGAATCTGACGCAGAGCAAGCAAAACTGCAAAAGTGGAAAAAACGCCTATCTCAAGCAATGTCAGAGCATGATAAATTCCGTGATGATTGCGCTAAGTGGGATGCCCTCTATCACGGCACTAAAGCAGTGGGCCCAAACGTCGGCAGAACCCCATCGTATATGTCAGAGCGTTACGGCGACGATTATGCCAGTAATGCGGCAGATGCCCGGCAGGTAGTAAATATCTGCTTTCAGTTAGTTGAAAGTCAGATAGACATAACTGTTCCTATGCCCTCAGTTCACGCCATCGAGGGCGACGATAATAACGAGCGTAAAGCAATGATCGAAGGTTATCTTACATATTTAGCAGAAGGCCCGGAACTACAAAGGATTAACTCAGAAAATGAACGCATAGCTAAGAAAAACGGTATATGCGTATACAAAATAGACTTCGACCCTGGATATAAGTCGCATAAATTCCGTGGTAGAATTAGAACTACTAACCCGCACCCGGTAAACGTGATACCACAACCAGGGGTATACCGGGTTAAAGATATGGACTATATATTTCATATCGAAAACCGCACACTAGATAAAGTATGCGAAATGTACGGCGAGGAATACAGGGAAGAATTGGAGTCAGAGGGTGGAGAATACGGATTCTTAGAAGATTTCTCCACAGGTTCAAGCGTATATACATCAAGCGCAGCAACGAAAGACCGCATATCTGTGATAGAGTGTTGGTATAAGGATAAAGACGGTGATGTGTGTCTGCTTGTTTGGGCTAACGATACAATCATAAAGGACATGCCTAAATTTTTCTATCCTAGACTAGATGGGAAAATTAAGGAGTACGAGGAAGTAGACATACTAGATACGGCATCAGCGCAGGGAGAAATGCCAGCGGATATGCCATTAGGTGGACAGATAGCCAGAGTTAAGGTAGTAGTACCAACTAGGTTCCCGTTAGTCATTCAGTACAATGTACCGAAGGAAAAAAGTTACTATGGCAAAGCTGACCCCGACATAATCAGTGACCAACAAGAGGGAGTTAAAAAACTTCTCTCGATTGAGGAAGAAAAGCAAATCTTAGGCACAACTAAAATATTCGTCCGCAGAGGTTCCGGTATTGCAGGCAGGCTAAATAATGCAGTCAGTCAGATAATTGAAACTGATGATCCTAGCGGAGATATTAGAGTTGTTGACCTAAAGACAGCAGAGCGTGGTTTAAAGGAACTGTATAGTATTTATGTGCAGGCGGCAAAGGATACTCTAGGTGTTACAGAAGCGTCCCAGGGAAGGGCAGACAGCGGAAGTCTATCAGGTAGGGCATTGGATATTCTAGCAAATAATACGGCCGGCAGAATATCGGTAAAAATATTCGAGAAGCATATAGCATTTACCGAATTATACCAGTTGTATTATGATTTCGTAATCGCGTTTATTGATGATGCACGGCCATATAGAAACAAGGACAAAATT